GATACTAGGGCAGTTAAAAGTCCATTAGGACAAGATAGATTTGCTCAAACATTTGGTGTAGGTAACATTGCTGTAACTGCCGATTTGATAGATGAATATGATGCCTTAAATCAAATAAAAACTGATAAATTAAATAACATGGCTACTCCTGAAGTGTATGACTATTTAAATTTTGATTATGGCTACGGTATGTCACCTACTGCCGACCCAAAAACAATTGGAAATGCACAAACATCATACGTGGCGGGCTTATCTAAAGGTATTGGTGGCGATAAAACATTGGCGGCTGATTATAAAGCATCAGATCCACTTGGAGTTAACATAGGTCAAGGCAAAGGATTCGGCGGCGACATGGGACACGCCTTTACAATAGGCAACAGAACCGCATACAGAACAAAAGGTTCTACTATGTATAAAGGCTTACCACAAGGTATGAGTCAAAATGTAGCAAAGAGTATTGAAGCTTTACAGAATGGTAAGAACCCAAATACATACGACCCCAATTCATTTAAAAATGAAGATGTTCTCACTAGTACTACAGAAGATGGTAAACTAACAGGTGGATACACTTTGAGTGGAACATTTGTAACCGTTAGCGGTGTGACAGCTGCAATGGGATACATGGAAGACTTTGAAAATATGGCGAGAGAGAATTTCAAAGCTGGAACTTTAAGTCAAAAAGAAGCACAAAGTTTTGCAAGAGGATGGCTAGACTCAGCTAGATCTATGTCAAGCAAAGCCACAGCCGCAGAGAAATTAGAAAATTTAAAAAGTTGGCAAGAAAAAGCTAAATCAGCAGGTAAAATGTCCGCTGCCGATAGGAGAAAACAAAAAGTAAGTGCTTGGTCAATTAAGAAAAGTAAAGTTGTTTATGGTGGAGATAAACTTTCTCCGAGTGAACAAGCTGCAAAGAACAGAGAAGCAGCAACTAGAGATACTTCTCAAGGACGTATTGAATATTCAGACGATAGTTCTAGCGATTTTGATAGTGGTGGCGTAGGTCAAGGTGGTGACGAATACGGCGGCTTAGAGTTTGCAGAGGGAGGTCAAGTTGGGATGGCTGAAGGAGATCAAGTAGCTCCTCAAGTAGAAGAATCATTACAAGATGACGGTGATATGATCCTATCAGCTAACGAGTTGATGGAAGGAGAGCCAGAGTCAGGATTTATACGTAAACCTGCTAGTCAAACCACAGATGAAGAAGGTGTGACTGATGACAATCCAACTTTAGCTCCTAATGAAAATAACCCTAGAGGTGCAGCAATAATAATAAATAAACAAGCTGTAGATCAAGCAGGAGAGAAAAACTTAGTAAAACAAATACAGGAAGCTAGGGAATACTTAAGAGCAAAGGGTGCAAAATCAGGCGAGCAACAAGAAAATAGTGAAGAAGGTATGAGTGAGATTATCACAGCCGACGGCGAGATAATGATACAGCCTGAAGAAGCAGATGTAATCGGTAGAAAAAGATTACTTGCTTTGAATGAAAGAGGTAAAAAAGCTACTAGAGAAGTAAAAGAAAAAGTTCAACCTGAACAGTCAGAAAGTCCTGCGGGAGCTAATGAAGGTATGGAAGTATCTTCAGGAATGGGTTTTATTGATGTAAATAGAGTTAAGCGTAACTACGGTACAACGAACGTAGATCAAATAATACTGAAAAAAGTAGCAGACATTTTTGGAGTAAGAGAACAAGGAGAAAAAGCTCAAAATATTGCTTATGATTTTGCAAGAAAACAAAAGTTTAAAGACGATGATAAAAGTGAGGATACCTTAAGGCACATTTTAGGTGGGGGTTTTATGGCAGATAAAAAGTTAGGATTTGCTGTTTATAACATGAAAGAAAATCCATATATTAATGCGGTCTATGGTGTTATGAAGGGCGAAGGTTTTAATTTGCCTGAAGGAAAAGCTAAAAGAGAAGGTGAAATAGATTTAAATAATAATGAATTTGGTAGAGCTTTAAGGCAAAAGTATCCTAATGAAAAAGAATTTATAAAACAAGCACAGAAATACGTCTTGGACATGAAGGCAGGTAAAAAAGTAAAACCTGTTAGCGGATTTAGTCCAATGATGAGTTTAGGAATAATTCAAAAAGAGAATTAGTCAGCTACCCACATTAGTGGCCCTGACAAACCGAAGCAGCTACCCACAGCCATGTGGCACTGCAATAAATGAGGTAAAACAATGGCAAAAAAAGTAACTGGCTCACGAGCCAATAAACCCAATGATTCTTTTGGGGTAGTTAATAATCCAAATCTCTATAAAAACAAGTACCGAGAGGAAGTTGATAGGGATGACGATGAAGAACAAGAAGAGGTACAAGCTCAAGACCCTACTCAAGAAGAAGTAGCTACTCAAGAAGAGCAAACACCTAACCCAACTAGTTTTGTAGAATCTCAAAAAAAAGAAGATACTGATTATAAAAAGCGGTATGATGATTTGAAGAGACACTACGATGCGAAGTTACAAGAATGGAAGAACGATAGGCAAGATATGCTTTCAAGATTATCTGCAGGTCAATCTTCCGAAGCCGAAGTACAAAGCAATGATCCTAGCTTAGATCAATTTAGAAATCAATATCCAGATGTATACGAAGCTATTGATAAAATATCTGCTAGTAAATCAGAGTTAAAAGTTAAGAAACTCGAACAGGACTTGTTAAGTCTAAAAGAAAAAGAAGCACAACTTGAAAAAGAAAAAGCTTATCAAGAATTGCTTCGATTACAACCTGATTTTGACACCCTTAAAACGGATGAAAATTTTACAGGTTGGCTAGACAAACAGCCTACATCTATCTCGGACGGCATCTATAATAACAACACAGATGCAAGATGGGCAAGTCGAGTGGTTGACCTGTACAAAGCTGACATTGGTACAAAAGGTACTAAAAAATCAACTGTCGATAAAAACAAGGACGCTGCAATGTCTGTATCAAAAACAAATACTACAAATGTTGCAACATCTAAGCAAGATGGAAAGATTTGGAAAGTATCAGAAATCGCCAAACTGAAACCGTGGGAGTTTGAAAGACTTGAAAAAGAAATTGACCAAGCACGGGCAGAGGGGCGAATAACTCAATAAACTAACCTCAAATAGAGGAAGGATAGAAAAATGGCTTTTAATTCAGCTTCAGGGTATAATAATTTACCGTCAGGTAATTTTTCACCCGAAATATTTAGCCAAAAAGTTCTCAAGTTCTTCCGTAGAGCTTCGGTTGCAGAAGATATTACGAATACCGACTATACTGGCGAAATTGAAAACTTTGGTGATACTGTTAACATAATGAAAGAACCAACACTGACTGTGTCCGCATATTCAAGAGGTTCTGTAGTTAACCCACAAGACTTGGCAGACGATCAAATTACATTGACTGTCGACCAAGCCAATGCTTTCGCATTCAAAATAGACGACATCGAAGAGAGACACTCTCACATTAACTTTGAAGCACTAGCAACTTCTTCAGGTGCTTATGCTCTAAAGAGAAAATTCGATGCAAACGTTCTTCAAACCTTAGTTAACGGTGCTGGAATTGCAGCATCTGCAGTATCAGGTACAACTTTAACAACTACTGCTGCTGCAAGTATATTAGGAACAACTGCTGCTCCTATCAACATTGAGACAGACGATGCAGGTATCAATATGATGCTCGCAATGGCTAGACTTCTCGATGATGAGTCTGTACCTGAAGAGAACAGATGGTTTGTAGCACCTCCAATTTTCTATGAGAAAGTTTTCCAAGCAGGAAACAAGATTGCTGAAGTTCAGGTATCTGGCGACGGTGTATCTCCTCTAAGAAATGGTCTTGCAACAGTAGGAACTCTTGCGGGTTTTAGATGTTACAAGTCTACAGCTTTAAATAGCACAGGCGGAATTGATCAGGTAACATTAACAGATGCTGCTGGTACATTAGCTACTGACGCAACTGAGAATGTTGTTTTAGCTGGTCACATTTCATCATGTGCAACAGCGTCCCACATCGCAAAGACTGAAGTGGTACGTTCAACTGAATCATTCTCCGACGTTATCAGAGGATTGCATGTTTTTGGAAGAAAAGTTCTAAGACAAGAAGCAATCGTTCGTGGCGTTGTAGATTTTGCTTAAGGGAGACTAGATAATGGCTACTTATACTATTACGAATGCCGTTGCAGGTGTTCCACTCGGCATTAAACCTCA